GTCAGAGCACCGATTCCTGATTCAGAATTAGAAACTGAAGATGAAGGTCGTGGTTACTTTGCAGAACAAGCAGCAGTATCCGAACCAGTAAAAGAAGTTGCAGCAGTAGAAGAAGCAACATCCGATGAAGATGATGAATCGCTGAGTTACTTTTCTCGATTAGTAAATTCTTAAGACACACAACCCACCGCAAGGTGGGTTTTTTTATACCCCTCCAATTCTTGGATTATATGTTCCCTTTAACCTATCAGAAATATAATCTGTTGATTCTTCGTAAGTCATAATTTCTCTATGTTCAGTGATAAATGCAGTTAAATATTCAGATTTTAATACTCTTATTCTTCTCTTCTCATCATTAAGTTTAACTTCATATTGATAATTTGAAATACCTGCTACGACTTCACTTGAAAGAACTTTTACAACTTGTTTTGAAAAATTTAAATATTCAAAACTAAAATCTTTATCAACTCGTAAACCTGCAGGCATTACGACTCTTTTATATTCATCTAATATTTCTCTTGTTTCATAAATTTCAACTTTTGCTATGTTTGCTTCCGATCCATATTTCTCTAACATATATTCATGTAAGTCATTATGATTTAATGGCCATTGATCTCTGATATTTGTGATGTTATTTGATGTTAATACAACCCAATCTAATTCGGGATCACCGTATAACTCTTGAGCAATCATATCAGGTCTCATTCCCTCTTTGATTGTGTAATAATTAAAAGCAGTGATTGCTTGATTGATATCAGTTCTTAACTTTGATCTTTTAAAAATGTTTTTGACTACAACTCTATCCTCAATTTTATTTCTTCCTCTTAGTAAAGAAGGGTAGGATATATTTGGTAGTTCTTCGAAATATGCCATTAGTAACCTACCGCATCTGTTGGAACTGGAAGTAAATCAGTTCTCTGAGGATCAAAGTTAAAGTAATTATTGTCATAATCTGTATCAAATATTGGTTCTAGTTCTGAGAATCTAAGTGTTAATGTAATTGCAACTGGTTGTCCCTCTTCATAGGCATTCCACATTCCTTCTGGTGTATAATTAACTGCAGCACCAGTACATGCACATGTTTTAATACGAAGAACAGAATCATTACGATCAAATAACTGATTATAACCACTACCTTTATCTCTTGCTGTTTTAAAATGTATATCAAATATATTTGGTGTTCCTAAAAAGAATGAACCACCACCACTTTTAGTACCTTCAGATTTTTTAGGTGCCATACCTTGTTTAAAGAAACGAAGTATGTTATTGACTCGAATTGCTTCCTCTCGACTGCGAGGACTCATTTTCCAACTGAAAGTGAATTCTCTTAGTGTAGGTGAATTGAAAAGTAAAGCAAGATTGTTATTTGGAATTACACCTGATCCTCTTGCAAGAATTGATTCGGGTGAAACTTGAAACTGTAAAAAGTTAAGCAGTGCAGATCCAACTACTGATCTACCTAAAACATTTAAATTTGATCCAGATTCTAATACTTGCTTCACCATTTCACTACCTTCTCCTTTTACATCATTGAATGTACCACCTACTCCGCTTGTAAGTGCTCTAAATGCTTCAGTAAGATTTTGTCCAGGATTTCTACCTCCCATACCTTTAAGAAAATCTGTTACAGCAGTTACTGCTTCACCTGACTTTCCCATCACTCCTGAAGCAACAGCAGCAGTAAGTGCATTGAGTTGGTCAGGGCCCCAAGAAACATTATTTGAGTCTGCCAAACTATTTGGCATTGGTAACTTGACTAAACCAATTGCTTTCTCCAATGGTGTGCCTGTAGGAACTCCATTATTTGTTATATCACTGGGGTCATATCCACCATCTCTTTTTTGATCTCTAGTACCAAAAAACAGTTTATTTTGTGGTGCTTTGTATGTAAATTGATTTATCTGCATATAGTCTTGTGTATTGCCATAGTCAGCATCAATTGGATATTTTAGATTTCTTAAACTTAGTGTTTGTAATATATCATCAACTAAACCAAACTCTGGAAATTCTATAGGTGTTCCATCTGTATTCGTATCTTCACCAGTTTTATCTCCATTGTTATCACCACCGAGATTATCTTCCTCAGTGCCTGCGTTAGTAATTTTCTCAGCACCTATATTAACATCTTTTTGATTTGGATTTGATCTCTTTCTTCTTATAATTTCATTTTGTAATTCTATCTTTGTTGCATTTAAAAGATTTGTTCGATCATTTTCATTTGGAATTAAACTTTTTCCCAGTGATGTCCAATCTCCCTTTTTAAAATCATATAATTTTGCTGCTTGTTGAAATAAAATATTTTTTTGAACTAATCTTGCTTCTCCATTTTCTGACAAGTATAATCTAGAACCCACACCACCACCAACAACACCTCCCTGATTTACATTCTTAAACTCAGTAGCTCTGACGTTTATTAAAACAGCAGTATCAGGATTTGTATTATTTAAATTTGGATTATCGGTTCTTGACATTTAAATTGAGTCCCAAGCTTTTTGTGGTGATACCTTCTGCCCATATTTATTAGAAAAATTCTCAGTTACTAACTGTGCAACACTTGCATACTCTTCGGGGTCAGGTGGAATAATAAAAATATCTCCGATGTTACTGTAAAAATATCTATGTAATGTCTTCTTTGGTAGGATAGCACTCGTTTTATTTATGAGACCTTTTGCAACTCCATCACGGTAGTCTGGATTCAGGTAGTGAAGATTACCACCAAGTATCTTATCTTCTTGTAAATCCATGACATAAACAAGTGGTCTGCGATCATAGTAAGGATATTTTTCTGGAAATTGTGCAGTGTATGAGAAGAAACAAAGTTCTCCAACTTCTGGTAAACGAACTTGTGCAACTTCAGAGAGTTCGGAATACAACTCGTTTGCAAACCAATCTGGCCCTGTATTAGCAACACCTTGTGCTCTTTCTCTTATTTTTTCTCCAATAGTCATTTGATACCAAGATTATCTTCAGTCATAATTTTAAATTCTAAATTACGATCCGCACAGAATTCCCTTGCTGCTTTCCATTTTGCTTGGTTAACTGCAAATTTTTGAACAGAGGTTGCCCATGACTTTGTTCTTTTCTTTGGATTTACCTCTGGCATCTTTGTTTCTTTCTTTGGTTTAACCTCTACAACCATAGTTCTTTTTTTCCCTTGCTTATCAATATACTTTACAAAGAAGTCTGGAAAATATCTATGAATTCGGTTATCTATTGGGGAACGATAAGGAATCCAGAACTCTTCTGATTGCCATTCACTTACTGTTTCAGTCAAATCACAATAGTTCATAAACTTTCTTTCCCACAAAGACCTATAAATAATATTTTGGGGATCTCCTTTATACTTTTTCGGGTATCGAGGATAATACTTTCCTTTATATGACATACATATATTATCAGGAACAATTTAAAACTATTTAGATGGCAATAAAATCGGAAGACTTATATCTAAGTATACCTAATGCTAGTCCAATATTTTCAAAACTTGCGATATCAAGTCAGTTTAAGGTATCGTTAGATCTTGTGCGTAGAAGTCAGATAGGAGATAATCTTGGTTTATATGAATACTTAACTAACTGTGGATTATTTAACGACACCACATCTACAAGTCAAAAGTATGATTTCTTATGCTCTCAAGCATCATTACCAGGTTCAAACTTTAATATTTCAGAAGAGATGGGAAGTCGTCAGGGAATGACAGAGAGATTTGCATCGAGAAGAATCTATAATGAATTTGATTTAACTTTTTATATTGATGATGATTATAATGTATTACGTATGTTTGAAGAATGGATGAATTTCATAAATCCAGTTTATAATGAAACAAATGGTAGATATGATGGAGCAGAATCAAGTCAGTTAGACTCATATCAGGAAAGAAATACTTACTCAAGATTTAGATATCCAGATGATTATCGAAGAAGAATATCAATTACTAAATTCGAGAGAGATTTTTTACAGAATCCAAATGATAAAAATAATACATTCAAAAATATGCCATTGTTGACTTATCGTTTTATAGATACCTTTCCTGTCAATATTAATGCAGTCCCAATGTCTTATGATGGTAGTACTATTTTACAAGTTACAGTTGTTTTTACTTACTTAAGACATACAGTTGAGAAGCATGGTAATTTACAGCAATCAGTCAGAGAGAAAGTTTACAATAGTCAATTAACTCAAGTGAATCCAACTATACCAAGAAGATTTGGTAATGAAATAAGAACATCTGTAAGTACTTCTGGGCCACAAGAATTAAAAGGATATGTAAATGGTAAACCATATTATGGGCCTTTCCATGAACACAATGCAGGAACTGAAGAAGAACCTAACATTATAAAAATGGTTGGTGCAGAACATTCTTCTTATCCTCATGAGATAATTTATGATACTATGGCAGAGAGTTTACCAGCAAGTGCATCATACACAGTTACAACTGATGGTGCACCTAGTGGTGATGATGACCAGCAACAAGAAGATAATCAACAGCAGCAACAACAAGAAGACAATCAGCAACAACAAGAAGATAATCAACAGCAACAGCAGCAACAAGAGGATAATCAACAGCAACAGCAGCAACAGGATAATAACAATAACCAACAGCAGCAGAACCAAGGTGGCGGTGGATATGGTGGAGGTTACTAAAACCTTGCTATATACAATACTGAATATAATATTATGCCTTTACCAAAAATATCTACCCCGACACATGAGTTGGTTTTACCATCAACGGGAAAAAAA